TCCTTTGTACCATCCTCAGATTCCAGAACGTCGCCGATATGAATATAGAGCGAAGCCGGAGTTTTTGGGACAGACTTATATACCGGGATAGTGGCACCTCCGTAGCTGACATTACCGTGCAGGACATCATAAATGCCATCAATTAATGCGTATTGTATGTCAACCGATCCGGTACTCACTTTTTAATCAGTTTATTAAGTTCTTCAATTATTCGATCTTTGAGTTTCTTATCCTGTTTCACGGCTGCATAACCGAGGTAACTGTCGCCGCTCATGTATTTCGTTCCAAATTCAACATACGGAGCATAATGAACATTCGTGCCTACGATTGATTCGTCGTCGTGCATTGGCTCATTAAACGATCCGGTAAATTGTTCATTATCCTTATCCTTATAACTATAATTTAAGTTCGTTTTCATCCTTGGTGCCTGCGGGTTTGTCGTTTCAGTATGAATTGATTGTAGAAGTCTACGGGTGCGTAAATGAAGATCAGATTTAAGTTTCTCCTTTGCATCTGATTCAATTTTTAATGCAGTTTTATCAACGCCCCGCTTAATAGCCTTATCAGCCTCCTTTCCAAAGTGCCGGAAGTCCTTTATTAACTGATCAATCCCTTCAACTTCAACTTTCTGTATCATTGCTTCGTCACTCCGTATATTGTTATCACTTCCCGTCCGCTACGGTCGCTGTTAATTGTCGGTGGCCGCATCGGATAAAGGGTTAAACTGCCATAAACTATTCTAAGGTTAGCGCCATAACTGTTATTCCAGGTTTCAATCTTGTAAACAACTTTATCAACCAGCTCAGCGACGTTAATAAACCGGGATCCGTCAAGTTGTTTAACCTTTGCCCGGACTGTCCCGTTAAGTGTCCAGGTTTCTGTAATATCACCCGAAGCGTCCGTTGTCGTCGAAAGCTCATAAATCGATATTGCACTATTTAATTCACCTGTTTTCAAAATCCTGTCGTTTGGTCAATAGCCTCAATTAATCGCATCGTATCAAAAGGGATGCGCCCGGTCAAAACCTCAGCCCCTCCGCCATCCTCTCGTGCGTTAAACATTGATGACACTACCCGTTTAAGTATTTCATTTGCCGCGTCATTTGACGCCCCTGCGTTAAACGTTGTCTCAACGTAGTAAGCCTGCCCGGTTGCCCCTATCTTTGTTGTACCGATTACCGTATCGGGTCTTATCCTTATCCTATCAAGTCCCATCTGCTCAAATGTTGTCGACGTGCCGCAGACCTTAACAGCTATTGCAGGAGTTGTCTGTACCGGACTAACCGGCAATTCATACCAACCATTAACAGCATCTTCCCGCTCGAAATAAGCTTTATACTGTTTATTTACCAGCGATAAAGCTGTCCGGTTTTCTAACCATGTCCGAGCCGTCTGAATCATCCGGAAGATAACAGCATCCTGGTCAGATGAAGTGTAACCCATAAATGCCTTTTGATCAGCTACGGTTATCGGTTCGGCAATATTCGTTGATAAGACTTTGAGTTCCATTATTTACTTTTCTTTGTCCGTCTGGTTGTCTTTTCTTCTTTCGTCTGCCTTGATTGTTTTTCTTCTTTAACCTCCAATTCGGGTTCAATCTGTTCGATTTCTTCCCCAATTAATTCAGCCTCTTTACTCGCAATAAGTAACTGAGCATGTCGACTGGTAACATTACGCTCAACTCCCTTTTTATCTACCCGGCCGTTCGGGTAGATTACATCTTTTATAAATCTTATTCGTTTTCTCATCTTTTCTTTTTTTAAGAAGGTGGGCAGGGCTCAAGTGCGTCTGCCCCCTTCGTTCATCACTTAACCACTCCTACCACTCCATTATCTTAAAGGATATGGCAGAAAAGACAATACTGTCAGTCGTGGCGGCGACATTATCATCGCTTGCTAACGTCATACGGAAGTACCGATAATACTTATGATTATCACGTTCTGATGCGTTAAGAGTATCAGCGACTAATAAATCAGCCACTTTAGCAGCCTGAGCGTTAATAGTTGTATAGCTTTCGTTTAGGAAATATTTTCCTGCTAACGTGTAGCTATAAGTATCAGCAGTCCCCTGACGTGAGGACACATCGACAAAGCATACAGCCGTAACCGGCCCGATCTTATTCGAGAGTATCTCAAATGTCAGAGTATCCTTGCCCAACGCGCCTCCAAGATATTGAGCGGAGGTTGGAGTGAAAGTATATACCGAATTATTAACCCCAAGAGTTATCGGCCCGCGTGCGGCAGTCCCAGAAGCAGCTGCAACAAAAAGAGCTATCACGGCAATAAATAAAGCCGGTGCGAAGATTATAAAAAGTTTCTTTTTCATATCATCCTCCTTTCTTAACCTGTTACAATTTCAACGGCTGTCTTAATATCCGCCAGAGCGTCATAAACAAATGCGTACTGATGAACGGTCGGGAACTTAACAGCTGCCCTCACTGATGCGGTGATAGTCTTAAGATCAAATTCCGGGTCAGTTGAATCCTGATCCCATATCTTGACCTCAATGTTACGCTTTATGTACAGGGTTACTTTTGAGAAATCTCCTACAAGTAACTGTCCGGCAGTAACCAGATTACTACGTACAGGGCGGACGCCGTCGATTGATAGCCGTGAAGGATCTGCAAAAGGCGGAACAACATAATTGCCATCCGAACCCTTTGACAGTAACATCTTACGGTAATCAGTCGGGTTGATCATTGCGTAGTTAGCGAAATAATTATACCCTTCGAGCTGATTGCAGGCTGCAACTATTAAGTCCATGTTATTTGCACTCTGAATACTTTCGTCAAGTGCTGTACTTGAATAAGCCTTTGCGGTTGTGATTATACCGTCAAGATGCGGAGCTGTACCACTACCTGAATAACATTCACTTTCAAGCGCACGTTCAACCATTGGAAATAACTCATTACGGATTTGTGTCATAAGTTCATCCCAATCTTCAAGTGCTTCGTTTGTGACCTTGACAAAGGTTCCGATCTTTTCAACCTCAGCAACCTTCATGATGTAGGTCATGTCGCTTTGTCCGTACTGGCCATAATCATTTGTCACGGCTGCTGCCCCTTCGTTACGTGACGAACGTTCGACCCATGTAACACGGTTCGATCCCGTAACACCACGACCCATAATATCAAGCAGTGTGATTCGCCTGTCGGGCAGTGCCTCAACACCCGGCGTACGCATCGGAACAACGACGGCAGTACCCATGTCGCTATCAGATAGCATGGTGGCTTCGTCTATTGTCGCCGCTTTAAGCATGTAGCGGGGATTGCCTTTCATCTCGAAGACAAAGTTCCCACCGGGGGACTTAGCAAGGTCTTTCCCTTTTTCCTTGTAAGCCTTTTCAAAATCAGAGAACAATGAAAACTTCTTGTTCCCGATTGTACGATCCTTGAGTTTTAACTCAAGATTGTCAAACTGACTGGACAATGATAAGAGCTTCACTTCGGATGCTTCGTTTTTCTTTATGAGGTCTTCGATTCTTTCGACAGGAGCCTTTTTAACAATCTCCTTTTGAATCTCGGCATAAAGACCGTTCATCCGTTTGATCTCTTCATTTATCTGGTCGGTAATGACTTTTAAGTCTTTTACTTCCATTTACTGAATTGATTTTAAATTAATTAATATTGATTCGAACAAACTCGCATCAATAGCCGGCATGTCATCAGGAGTGGGCACCTGGCCCGGCTCCTTAATTTCAAGTGACTGTATAATAGATGCAATTTTGCATATTTCCGCTTCAAATAGTTCACATGTTTCGTCTGTATACTTTCCGTTTTTCAATCCCCTGTTAAGCGCATCAAGTCGCTTACTGAGGTCTGCCATTATATCCTTAACTTCGCCTTTTGCACTAATTATCTCAGTTAGGCTATTAGCTCCCCAGGTTACGGATGAATATTCCCAGAGTTTTAGTTCAATAAGTTTTCGATTCAGAAACTTGCCCTCTTTATCGGACTGATCCTCTGATCGGATTACATTATACCCGATTGATAGCTCGGTTATTATCCCATCAATATGTTGCTGTAGTTTATCCTGTGAAAAACTATCTTTCCCGAACTGAGTTTCAAAATACAAGCCCCGTTCATCTTCCTGTAATTTAACAGGCACTCCGATAGGTTGCCAGCTGTCATGCTGCCAGAGGTGTTTAATGCGAGGCTTGGCCGAACCCGGACCACGCTCAGAAATAGTCTTAACAAAAGCTCCCGGGACAACTATCTCTTTATCGCTGTCCTCGTTGCCAAATACCGATGCATAACCGGTAACTATACCAGTCTTCTCATCAGCATCTTTCAATTCGTAATTACTTTTTACCCTAAAACCTGTAATATTTTTCATTTTAATATTTTATCAATCAACATCGTAACCGATTGCACACCCGCAATTTATTACTTCTGCTCCGTCTGAACAATCCGGATCACAGGGATATTTCAATCCGGTGTTATACTCATAATTCATCCCGACCGGGGCAAGTGTCGCATAATAAACGTGTGTATCCCTTGAGTTCTTTCGTCCGGAGTTAATCCAATACTTTTTAACATCTACACCTGTCGCCTGGGCTGATTCATAACTCCCGGAGTTTGCAGCCTTGCCCGTCTCTGTCCTTGCTATCCGCTCGGCCTGATACTTATTAATAACGGTCATTCCCTCAATTAGCTTCTCCCTCATCATTCGCTGCATCTGATCAATTCCAAGCCCTTCGAGCATCCCGGCATTAAGTATGTCATCAATCAGGTTATTGATTATTACTTCCTGAGTTGTCATTATTTGACCCGTTACAAGGAGTGACCTTTCACGAACATAACGCCGGAAATAATCTTCCCAGTAATCAATATCCTCTTCCTGCTTACGCATAACGCGATGGATCCGTTTAACTGTATCAAGTGCAACTGTCCCGCCTGTCTTTGTCCAGACCGTTATCAAGTATCTATCCATAGGCTCCCGGCGAAGTAATGCCGGAACACGAGCTTTAAGCGAATCAATACTTATCTGCTCTGATAAGTCAATAACAGGCTGCCAGATTTCAGTCAATACTTCCCGCCCCTGTTTCCAAAATAACTTTGTCAATGAACGCTGTAAATATTTATTCGGTATCAGTTTCATCAGTTTTTTACCTGATAATCCGGAATCCGCAATAACTTCATAACCTCGTCGGTCTTTTGCTCTGCCGGAATATTCATCCCACTAAGCAGCGAAGATAATGGCTCATCCATATCAGGCCGTTCAAGTCTTTCAAAGCCGCATGCCTCACGAATCTCATTACCCGTAAACACCCGGCCAAGTACCATCCATGTCACCATTTCAGCCTTGTTCTTTTGCAGAGCTTCAATCTCAGAGTAATCAGCAACAAGCGCATGCCCCGGCTCTTTACATAGAGGAGCCAGCCATTTACTTGTCTTTTCCAGTAGCGCATCAACGGACGGCTTAATAGCATTTGACCATAGTGCCGTCTCTGCCTGTTTATAGTTATTATACGTCCTGTCCTTACTGCCTGATAGTAATTGTGACGGTACATTATAAGCGTCGGCAATAGCTCCCCGGAATGTTGAAAGTGCCTCGAGTACCCGCATTTCGACCATTGTCATCCCGAAAGTGGTCCACTTATGATCCCACTTTGTAACGACTATCTTTCCGGCATTCTTTGACCCGGTATATTTATCTTGATATTCCCGTTGTATTGCCCGGAGCTGTGTTTTACCCATGCCCTCCTTTGCTTTGCCGTCCTCACCCAATATTGTCAGGATTCCAAAAGCTCCCTGATGTTGAAATGTCTGTACAACGGAATCATAAGCAGACGAAGACCCGATGACTGACTTAAGTATCGGTTTTAGTCGGCTCATCCCATAAAGGTGGCCTGTACCAGACTGATCGTAATCAGGATTAAATTCTTTCCAGTGAAGCACTTCGCCCGGAAGGAAGTCAATAACATTCGACGACATAATAAAACGCCACCCGGCAATAGGCTCCAAATACGTGCCTATCTTCATCTCCATCCACTGAGGGGGGAGAACATCTAAGCGTAAAGGCATTCCGGCATTAAGCCCGTTTTTAACAGACTGATATGTTAAGAATGAATTGCCAAAGATCAAGTAAAATGATAACACAGCTTCAATAAGCTCAGCCCGTGA